TTTTTTTTTTTTAAAAAAAAAAGGGGGGGAGACATTCCTGCCCCCCCCCCGATTCGTTTATGTCAAATCACTGATTTTCAGCGAAATAGCCAAGATACGAGAGCTGGCTCAAATATACACTTCCGTTGTGGTATTTGCTATCGAGGCGAGACCAGCCTCTCCACTTGTGGACCGGAGCAAATCTCTTCTTCAAGGTCCTCATATTTGCTGTACGGCCATTTCGATCCATAGCGATAGCGTAGCTCGACTTCAATACCGAAATCCCATTCCGGCTGAAATATGTCATCTCCACGAAATACCAGTGCTTCTTCTTCGGCCGGGGCCGGGACCAGAGTATGGCGACCGTGAATATCAAGATGCCAGCCAGCCATTGGCTCCATCCGGGGCAGTCGTGCATAAGAGCCCCAGTTATGGGGCATGCAACAAAAGCTCCACATCCGGCAATCAGTTGTCTTCCCATCGCTTCACGGTCATTTCATTCAGCCTCGTCTTCCGCAGGATGCTCTTGCCGCCAGCTTCGGTCTTGATCTCCTCGCTGGCCGAAGCCTCGATGGAGACGAGAATTCCGCCGCCCCACTGTTGAACGAAGTCGATAACGGCCGAAGCCACGATGTTCTCCATCCGAGCCTTGGCCTCGGCGTAGCTGGGAGCCTTGATCTCTTCCAGCGGTGGCTTATTCTCCTCCATTCTCCTGTATTTTTGCGAGGTCCGCTTCCTTGACGAACACTCCGTCGATCATCTTGCCCTTGCGGTCTTTGATCTCGTCGTAGGCGGCCAGACAGCACTCCTCGATGTTGAGGCCGAGTTGCTCGGCGACGCATACCAGAGTGACGATGACATCGCCGAGCCCGTCGATCTGCTGATCCCGGTCCTTTTTGTTGATGGCCTTGGCGAGCTCTCCGAGCTCTTCCATGACTTTGCACATCTGAATGTGCGGGTCTCCCGTCTGGAGGTTGCGATCAAGCACCCACTGCTTGATTTTTTCGATAATTTCCGTCATTGTAGTTGTAGATTTAACTCGTTTATTAGCGACTCCAGATTCGGGTTTTTCTCCTTCATAATCTGGAGCGTCTCCTCGTAAGTAGTCGTTTCCATCGTAATTTTTGTTGAGCCCGACCTCTTTTCCAGCCGCATCGAGGCCCTCGTAGTAGCCCTCTTTGCCTCGGAACTGAGTAGGGAAGAAAAGGTATCGCCAATGGACATTCCCAACATCGTGAAGCATGAAGAATCCATTGTAGTAGTAGAGTCTGTTGCGGGATCGGAACCCCACGAAGAGCCGCGGCTTGTTGTTGATCTGAATCTTGAATACGATCTCCATATTCATGGGAATATCGTCCCCCAAGAAGTCTTTCCTCTTGCCGTAGCGCACTTTTCGCCAGTGCTCCATGTCCCGGCATGCCTCCATATAGCCCTCTTGCCATACTCGGGCCGCCGCTTTGTTGCTGTAAGGGTTGTCTTTCATTCCCAAGGCCAGTTGCTTCGTTCCGTACACAAGAAAACGTCGTCAGGAAGAGCTCCAGAAAGCCAAAGCCTCACCGCTTCTCTCGCCGAAGTAGCTATTTCCATCGCCCGACGATAGAAAATACGCCTCTTCGCGCGGATGTTTCGAATCTGGAAGGCATAAGCATAGCAGAAATCGAAGGGATCGGTCTCCGGGTCCTCTAAAAACGCCAGTTTCGCGTCGTAGAGGAAGGGCGCGGAGGCGTTTCGGTCGCGCTCAGCCCTCAAAATGGCCTTGATTCGGCTTGTCTCCTCACTTGTTCTCATGGTTTTTAAGTTTAAACGCATCACATCCGAGGCCCCGTTCCCGTTTTACCGGGTCAGGGCACTCGATTGTGAATCTTTTTCCACACCAGAAGCATGTCGGCCGGAAATTCCCGTCGTAATGCTTAAATTCTTCGCAAATACGAGACTTTCCCGGTATCGGAGCATCCAGTTTCCAGCAGAAACCCCGTCGGTTCCGGACCTCCCACCACTGGCAATGCTTACAGTAGGGCGTTGACGTTAATGACAAGACCGTTTCCGATGATTTCTCCTTGTTCACATACCACGAACTCGTGCGCATCGAAGTTCTCGGCACCGAAGGTCCAGCCGCCATCCTTGTTGTACTGGGCCGTGATGTAGGGCGTTCCTTCTGGGAACGGGTACTCCTCGCGCTCCTGAACCCAGACGGGCGTAGGAGCCACCTTCTCGCCCTCGTCGTCAACCCACTCCTTCACGAAGCCGATCTTGCCCTCCGAGAACTCGTCGCTCACGGCGCCGTCGAACTCCACGCAGTCGTCGGAGTAGCCCGTGACCACGATGATGTTCGCCTTTTTGCACGCATCCAGAAGCGCCTCGTCGATCTCGTCCATATACTCCATCGCATTGAGCGACATAGCCACGAGAGAAGACTTCGGGTTCTTGATGGCGAGCTCCGAAATCACAGCCCGCGATATAGCATAGGGCGGCTCTCCGTATTCGTGTGCCGGGACCAGACCCAGCTTCACGGGGGTTCCGGGGATGTAGGGCACGACTCCCGGCTCGGCAAGATGCCAGTAGGCCAGAATCATAACGTTCTCGAACGAGGAGGCGCCGACGTAATCCCCGATCTCGGGAATCTCGATCTCCGGCACGAGGGCCTGCCGCTCCTCGTTACTCAGGACCGTGTAGCGCATGACTTCCTCCGGCGTTCCCAGTTTACGCGCCAGCGTCACCGCCATCTCGCACACATGAAGCTCGTGGGCCTCGTACATGATGGAGAAGTCCTCGCCGCCGTTCTTGCGCCGGATGTCGATACGCTTCTTGTAGATGTTCGGAAGCTGGTCATAGACCTCCTGATAGGCGGCTTTCGCCTCCTCGTAAGCCTCCTTCATCCTGGCGAACTTCTCCGTCTTCTCCTTCTCGATCTGGGTCTTCATCTCCTCGTCGGTGTAGTTCCAGAGGGTCTTCTCGCCGACCTTGACCATCTGGACCCGGTTCGAAGGCTCGTGCAGGCCCACTTCGATGTGGCGGCCGATGTCGATGCTGTCCATGTGTACGGCCGGGAGCGACAGCTTCGTGTCGTTGTCGCCGATGACGGTCATATACTCTCCCTTTTCGGTCGCCTCGATTCGCGCGACCATGAATGTGATGTGTTTCATTATTTCAGTTTTTCGATAAATTCCACTACCTGATTAAATCGCGTGTCCTTGTCAGGGAAGACAGCCTCGTACATCCGCTTAATCATAGCCGTGTCGTACACAGTAAGACTGCTGACTTGGCTCGGATCGACATTCTGGGCCACTCCGTTCATCTCAACCCGGATCATCTGGTCGAAGGGAGATGCGCCTTGAAGAAACATGTAGTCATACACGCCCCCTTTAACCCGGACCAGAGTGCCCGGAGCCAGTTGTCTCAGTTCCTCGTAAGTCATACCCCCATAATGTCAAAGAGTGGAACCGAATGGAAGAAGATGTGGTCGCCCGATTTGAGCCTCAGAGTAAGAGTGCCGTCTCCTTGAGAAATGATGTCTTCGAGCACGGGCGTCGAAAACTTATCGTCCGGAAAGTTGGCTTTGAACGTTTGTTTGATCTCGTCCAGATGCTCCGCGATATAGGACGCAACGGAACGGGGCTCTTTCGCCTCCTTGTTCTGATTCGGGGTGTAGAACATGCCGCAGTCCTCGAAGTGGTCGTAGTAGTCATCCTGAACGCGCTCCACGTCGCTTTCAGCCGCTACCACGGGCCAAGTCTTCTCGAAAGCGTCGTGGGTGATGTCCGCCTTCTCATAGTAGTGAACCGAAGAGGCAGGCCGCGTCCGGAATTGAGTGTGTTCGCTCGGGTCCTCGTCGCTGATGCAGGCAATCAGGAGCATGAAATCTCCTTTGTCCTCCGAATACTGGGCCGAAACGATGCGGCCCAAACTCCCGTCTTCGGGAAAAATAACGTGTTGTGTTTTCATAGCAATGTGTAAAAGTAAATAAAATTCCTGACAATAGGAAACCCCAGCTTGGAAATTTCCTCTAAAAATTCTCGCTTAGTAACCGGGGCCGGACACCAGTCCCGGTAGAGAGGGTAAAGGACCGAAACGGGCTGGCTCGAACACCTTGTAGCGTAGCCGGGACGAGCGTAAAGCCCCTTTTCGACCATGAAGTTCAGAACGTAGAAGGTAGGAGTGTCGGGAGGTTCCGGCCAGCATATCAAAGCCCTCCGCCCGACGACCGGGATGCCAAGTTCGATCAGCGCCTCCCGGTTCTCGTCCTCTTCTCCGGGGAAAGCCTTGCGGATTCTAACCCAGCTCGCTCTTCCCCGCAAAGTGCTTATCAACTGCCGCATAAGCCTTGTCTACCACTTGGCATATCTCCTCGAACTCCATCTCGTCGCTCCACTCCTGACCGACAAACGCGCAGAACATCTGCATCCAGATAGCATCAGGTTTTTTCATTGTAATCGTGTCTTAGTCGCGCCGACATCACTCTCCCGATGTCGATGCCGTATTTTCCGCAAAAAGCCAAGAGCCGGAGCAGTGCGCCCGCAACCCGGTCCTCGACCGTGAATTGAATCTTGTTCTCGTAGATGGTCTTGTAGTTCCCACTCCCCATCCCTTCCAAGGCCCCCTCCTGCATCCAGCCCTCCGACTCCGCCGCCAGCAGAACCCGGCCCAACTCCAGTTGGATCAGGGCGAGCTCCCTTGCGAAGAACGCCGGGTCCGCCGCAACGGGGCACTTCTTCTGCAAGTCGTATTCCCCGTGTCTGTCCAGAAGCTCGCAGGCCATGCCCGCAATCGAGGTTAGTTGCTGGTAAGATTCGAAAGCCATGCCTTCTTCGCTTTTAACAGCCGCTTCTCCCAAGAGTCGAAGAAGCTCCCGAACTCGTACACTTTCTTCCGGAACCCCTGACGGTCACTGGCCCCGGATTTAGAGCACGAGATGTGGAGTTTTACCCTAAAAATACCATCCTTCTTCCGGCACTCCTCGTAGTACAAGTCCCCGGCCCCGATTTCGCGCTCGCAAAGCTCGCAGACGTGCGCCCTCCGCGCCCGGACGTAACGTTTTCCGATTACTTTAAAATCTTTCATATCGTTTAGGTTTAATTTGGTTCAGAATCCAGTCTCTCCGCCGCGCGATCAACTCCACTCTCGCTTTCGCCACGTTGGAATACACGGCCACCAGCGTCTCCCCAACCCTGAGCACACAGCCTCCCTCCATGACCGGGATCAGGCGGAGGTGCTCCTTAGCGGCCGCGCATAGCTGTCTGAGTCTATAAGTGTTCATTCAGGTATTCGTAAAGTTCTCTTAAATCCTCTTGTTCCGAAACGAAGTCGATGTAGGGAGTGAAAACCCAGTACTCATGCCCGTGACGGTGGTAGCCGAAGTGGTGGAGTAGCTGGCCGAAAGCGTTCCGGCTCATGGCTGGCAGAAACACCGTGCCCTTGTTATCAGCCAAGAAACGCTGGTAGATCGTCTCGAAACGTAGCCGATGCCTCCGATCCGGCTCCCTACGGTACGGGCTCATGTTGCGCTTCATCTCGAAGCGGTGGAAGAGCTCCTCGTTATGGCTGTACGGAACCATATACTCTGACTTTGGATTCTACGATTTCGTAGCCAAGATTCCGTATCACCTCGAAGAACTTCGGCCGATACGGTTTCGGCTCGATCTCCGCTATGATCGCGTCCACTGCAACGTGACCTCTATATATATGGTGCGGGTCCACCCTCGGAACCCAGTCCTTCGCCGCGAAGTATGCTTGCATCTTCGGGCCCCAGAAATCCTTCTGGTATCTACTTCCTGACAACATACTCTGAATCACTTTTGTAGAGCCGGAGGGAGTCCTCTGCGCTGAACAGTGAAACCTGACGCTTGTTACCCCGCCCCTTAAACTGGAACACCTCAAAACCGCATGCCCGCACGATGCGGCCGAACTCTGGGAGCGAGAGCCGTCCGTAGATCGGCTTCTTCTTGGCCTCGCACCAAGAGACGTACACTTTCAGCAAGCCGTCGAGCGGTACCGTACCCGGAGCCATGCAGACACGGGGGACCGGAGAGATAAGGCAGGACTCCATGAACTCCTCGAAAACTTCTTTATTAAAAGGTATCGACATAAATGATTAACGTTTAACTTCTGCAAAGCTATAATAAAATTCCAATATATGCAAATAAATTGGAAAATATTTTTCAGATCACGGGGGTAGGTTTCGATTTGTTACCTTTTTCGAAAGCGGAACTCAACGCGACTTGATAAAAAAATACAAATAGGGTTAACCATTGGAATGTGGTGTGATTATCAGCCGATAACGTGTCGGCGGGTGCAGGATTTCGTTTAACTTCCTATTTTTGGGGTTTCAAACTTATTTTTTTTTTTTTTAGTGTATAGTTACCTGTATAGTTACTTTTAGTAACCAAGCGAAGTGCTGTATGTATCAGAGGATTGGAAATAAAATGTGCAAGTTTTGGAAAATTTTTATAAGCGTTTTGATTTGCAAACGGCTGATATAGAGTGAGTTATGAGCAACTATACAAGTAACTATACAGAAAAATATTTTGAGAGTTTTTTTTCACTCAAAATAGGAAGTTAAAGCACATTTAAAGGATATTGATTGTTAAAGCGCTTGTAATCAGCGAGTTCGAATACTTAACCCCGTTGGAATATAATTATCAAGGGGCGTTGAGTTTTTGATGGCATTTTTTAAAATATTTTATAAAATGTTTAAACGTCGATTTTTAGTAAACCGTTGATAGAGAGCGAGTTATAATTATTAAAAAAATTTACTAAATTTTTAAAAAAAAAAATTAATACATCAGAGTCCACTTTTTGGACCGGGGCCCGCGATGGACCCCCCCCCGCCCCTATGCTGGCCCACGCCCCCGGATCGGTTCGCGCTGTAAGTCAACACACAAACAGCCATAAAATCGCGGCCACAATGCGCACGGGGCTGATTTGGTCGTTTTTGTTTACACGGCCAGCAATCGCTTTTTAGAGCCGTTACAATTTACATAACGTTAGTTAGGTTGAATTTACGGCGTATTTTGCAAACCCTTGAAAACAAATGCGAAACGGCGAAAACGGCCATTTTGACCCCCTCTAAAGCCTTGATAATCAAGTAGTTACGAATAACTCCTTGATTCTCAGAGGTTTGTCCAAATTTGCTATATTTTATACACTTTTTACAATAAATTATTGCTTTCGATTTGTTACATTTTGGTATATAAAAAGCTACGAAACGAAACTTTCCCGCACACAAAAGGCACCACCACGCGCCGCAAGCCGCCTAAAATCACCCGCTTTCGCCGTGTTTCCATTTTTCGCAGTTATACCCACAAATCCATCCTTTTGATCGCTTTTGCTTATTTTGGGCTTTTTTGTTTAATAAATATTTTCCACCTGCATTGCCTTTGCTCTACCGCTTAGCCACCCTTGCCGCTCCTGCCATCTTTGCCCCGTTTCCGTCGATCTGGCGGCACTTCTCCCCTCGTCCGGTACTTGCCCCCGTTCAAAAGTTCAACGCGATAAAATCGGCATCTTTTTGCCGCATCCGGGACCGTTGTTGTAACCTGCTGTAATTCACGCATTTCGCCGATCTCCTCCGGGGTGGTATAGTTGCCCGTCTTTGGGAGATCGTCGAAATTTGGGGCGTTTCCGTGCGAAATAGGGCATGTTCAAGTATTGAACCCGGCCTAAAATCAGTACTTTGCCACCCCTAAACACACAAGGCCACAGATATTGTTCATTTTGTCGCCAAAATCCGGGCCGCGATCAGATTTTTTGCCTAATGTTGTTCCATTTGGATTATTTTTACTAAGTGCTATTGCATATTCGAAAACCCCGTTTTATCTTTGCACCAGCAACCCACC